TATTACCGTAGGAATCTACAAAAGTGTATATAATCGTAGAGACGAATTGAGTGAAAAGTTTTCTATGATTTTAGTAGATGAAGCACATTTATGTCCTGCTGATATGTTTTCTACCGCATTAAATAGTATAAATGCTAAAATTAAAATAGGTATTAGTGCCACCCCCAAACGTAAAGACGGTAAGCATGTATTTTTAACTGATTTCTTTTCACCTTTTATGGTGGTAGCAAGAGATCCACGGCAATTAGCAGATCCTGTGGTACAAGTTAAGAAAACAGATTTTAGATTCAATGTTTTAAACCCCCAAAGAGATTGGGCGCGCCAGCTGAACAAACTTTGCAGTAATAAAGATTACCTGAAAACTATAGCAAATTATGCTAAAAGTCAAATTGCTACCGGACGTTGCCCACTTATACTAGGTGAACGTGTGCAGATGTTAAAAGATTTACAACTGCTAATACCGCAAAGTGTATGTTTAATAGGAGAATCAAATGAGTCAGTTAGAGAAGACGTTCTTCAAAATGTGGGAGGAAAATACAAAGCGGTATTATCTACAAGACTATTTGATGAGGGTATTAGTTGTCATAGGCTTGATACTCTTTATCTCACTTGTCCTGGCAATAATCCTATAAAACTAGAACAACGTATTGGAAGAATTATAAGAGAGCATGAAGATAAACAAATACCTATGATTGTAGATTTTTGGCTATCAGGAGCTATAGTAGCAAGACAACAAAAAACTAGACTCGATTGGTATAAACAACGTGGATACTACATTCTTTAACTGGTATGAAATAAAATTAAGGGCAAGAAGAGATAAATCAGCTATATTGATATTGACTTTTGCCCAAACTCCGTTATATAATACAAGAACAACTAAAGGATTAATGAAAGTACTAAAAATTAATCATATTCCAATTCACCTGTTTGTGTCAGGCATTTTGGAACAGAAGACTGAGAAACTAGTATGTCATTATAAGACCAGAGAACCTATGAGCTATATAAAGAATCCATATTTTTTAACTCATAATATATCTGTAGATAAGAAAATAGAATACTTACAACTTCTAGCAATGCGAAGAATTAGTGAGAAACAGAATTACATAGCAAAAAATTATGTAATAAAAGATATTGTAAATCCTTATATAAAATATGAGGATGATAAAATATCTTTTCCACAAGAGTTCTCGGTTTCGAGAACGTCCTACACATAAGAACCAACGTTCAACATAGGAGAAAACAATGGTAGCTTGGGATAAAGCAAAAGGTAAACAGTCTACAGGTAGTGGACAAAGAAGAGAAATACAACGACTCACAATGGGTATTGGTGATACTAAATTAAGATTAGTAGGCGATGTAATGCCACGTTACTGCTACTGGGTAGTAACAACAGAAGGTAAAAAAATGCCTGTAGAATGTCTACAATTTAGCCGTGAAACAGAGTCATTTGATAATAGTGCACAAGATCCTTTTAAAGAAATTGATGATGCTATTTATGGTGATAAACCACAATTTTCATATGTTTGTAATGTAATTGATAGAGCAGATGGACAGATTAAACTGTTTGATCTTCGTTCTACTATTTACTCACAAATTGTAGATTATGCTACTAATCCTGATTATGGAAATCCTTCAGATAATGATAGTGGCTATGATCTTACTATTAAGAAAGAAAAAACAGGCCCACTTCCTCAAAATGTTAAATATACTTGTATTCCTGCACGTAATAATGCGGCATTAACAGAAGCAGAAAAAGGTTTAGAGTTATTTGAACTTTCTAAGATTTACAAGCGTCAAACATATGAGGAGCAAAAAGAATGGCTTCTTAAAAATACTGCTTATTTCGCTGGAGATGTCTCCGATGAATTTAAACCACAAGAGGATGTGGATGATCTAGCATGAAGAAATCACTAGCGGATATGGGATCTACAAATACAGATTCTAATCCTAATAAAGAAGAAGCACCAAATAAATCATTTGGTGCTTTTAAATCTGTAGAAGGTGATCAAGCTACTATTGACTTGAATGAACTAAGAAAAATGAATATCTTTTTTGCTACTCCTTGTTATGGAGGACAAGTTACAGATCAATTCTTTTTATCAATGTTTAGAACTTCTCAAACATTTATGCAGCACGGTATTAATTTTAGAATTACTACCCTGAGAAATGAATCATTAATTACTCGTGGACGTAATATTCTTACTGCTATGTTTCTAGAAAGTGATTGTACTCATTTAATGTTTGTCGATGCAGATATTGAGTTTCAAGCAGATGATCTTCTTAGAATGATGGCTTATGATAAACCTATTATGGCTGCCGCTTATCCTAAAAAAGCTCTACCCATTCAATATGCAATTAATTTTAAGTTTATTAATCAAGAAAAAAAGCAGATCAGAATTGAAAATGGTGCAGTAGAAGTATTAGATGCGTCTACAGGATTTTTTTTAGTTAAGAGAGAAACTATTGAAAAAATGATGGAAGCATATCCTGAATTACATTATCGTAATGATTCCAATATTGATGAGAAGTTTAATAAATATTGTTACTCATTCTTTGATACAATACATGATCCAGAAGATAATAGATATTTATCTGAAGATTATACTTTTTGTAGAAGATGGCAAAAACTTGGTGGAGAAATTTGGTTAGATCCTAATACAAATCTTAATCATGTAGGAACATACTCTTTTGAAGGTGATGTTACTAAAATTATAACACATACTGCTGTTTCTTAAAATATATAAGCTCCCGGTTTTAATCGGGAGCTATTTATTCTAAGGTATTATAATGAAAAAATATCTTCGAGAACTTAATTCATATAGTATGTATATGAATGTGTCTTTAAAAGAGGCACATTTTATGCATTGGTGTGTCAAAGGCCACTTAATACCTGATGAATGGACAGATGAATACATTGTTGCAATGTATGATAGCTACTTTAAAAGAATATGGGGAAATCATGAAATACAAGTATACTCTAAAGAGTCTTTTGAAGAAGCATGGATAATAAAGTATGAAGAAAAAAATTAAAGCCTTAGTAACTAAAGCTGAAGAATTTCAAGTAGAAGTTGATTGGCTTATAACACAAAGATGTAATTATACTTGTACATATTGTGGAAGCTACGACAATTCAAAACCTTTTATGTTTAAAGAATTGCCCGAATATATTAACTCTTTTAAATATTTATCAGACTATTTTGGTAATAAAACTATTAAATTAAGTTTAGTAGGCGGAGAACCTATGCTATATAAGCAATGGCCAGAATTAATTAATTGGTTAAGTAGTTATAACTATGTACCTAAAATAACTACTAACTTGTCAACTCCTGTCAAAAGCTATATAAATAAGATAGATAAACATTTAGAAAAATTTATAATAGCCAGTTGGCATCCAGAATTTGCTACTGAAAAATTTATGGAAAATATAGCAATACTACATGATAAAAATTTTATAAGAAGTGTAAGTGTATCTGCTCCTTTAAACTATTGGAACGCTGCTGTAACAATAATAGATGACTTAAGAAAATTATATGGAGAACATTTTGTTCATCTACAAAGAATTACTGATCAACATACTCAAGGTGCTGAGGTAACTAATAAAGAAGTTGACTATACCCCAGAACAAATGAAACACTTTACCTATCATAGAGATTTTACAGTAAAAACTATTATTACAGAATTGGACGGTACTATACAGACTTTATATGAAGTAGATGCTCATAACATAGACTATAAAGGAATGTACTGTGCTGTAGGAAGAGATAGATTACATATTATGTCTAATGGTAATGTATACCCCAGCGCATGTTTACTAAACTATAATAAAGCTATAATGGGAAATATTTATAAACAAAATATTATAAAACCTGCAGGAGCTATACGTTGTCCCTTTGTAGCTTGTTATTGCGGTCCTGATCAACGTATAGAAAAATGGACGTAAGTGTAGCCAGTTACAAAAATATACGGAACTACGTTCCCCGCTGTGGCACTTCGTGCCAACGCAACATCATATAGGCAACCCGTGTTCAATAGCTTTTCACCTACGGTGTAACTTTGTTCACTTGCTAGACAATTAAATTAGCATACTTTTCTACGAA